CGACCACAGTCAGCTGTTTCGTAAAGGGCAACGACCCTCTAAAGCCCAAGTGCTCCTTCTGGATCGAGAACGGATTTACTACTGAGAAGGCTTACTTCGACTTCGACTTCAATACAGAGGTCCTGTCTGTTTCTGGCTCTGGCATGACGGCATCTGCCGTTCTAAGAGTTGATAAGTTGGCTGATGGATGGTATCGGTTGTCTGGCTCTATTATTCAGAACTCAGCTCTTGGCGAATACTGGGACTTCTCCTTCGGAGCAAGCCAAGTCCACACAACAGAACCCGCAGACATAACATTCTGGGGTGCGATGGTTGAGAACCGTAACTCACCTACATCCTACATCCCAACGGACGGTGGCTCTGCTACTCGCTCTAAGGGAAGGAGTACTACGACCCTTGCCCAGTGGGATTCGGAACAGAACGGCACTTTAACGGTTCGGTTCAAGTTCCGCATGGAAAAGGACATGACTGCCGTGAGCAGTTGGAAGCAGGCCATGAACATCATAGGCTCTACCGCTACCAACAGTTCTCTCCTTAGTATCACGAACGATGGCAGTGACAACGAATTATCTATGTACGTCGAGAGTAACGGCCTCGGAACTATTTTGACTTACACCCACCCACAGGATATCGTGCGTGGAGAAGTGTTCGATTGTGTTATGCGTCTCGGGAACATAGCTGGCCAGGTATACCCTAGGCAGACTATGGAGTTCTGGGTAAACGGAGAATACGCAGGTAAGCAGGCAACCAACCTAAGCATTACAGCTTGGGACAACCTCGATGTAGTAAGCCTCGGCAACATCTACTCAGCAGCACCTGAGGCACAGTATGATGTTACACTGCTTGAGTATGAACACTGGAACTATGAACTGGATAATTATCAGCTTGCTGGCCTTATTGATAAAACTACACCAGCTCCTTGGATAGCTAGGTTTAACACAGCAGGACAGGACATCCCTACTCCTCTGACGTTTACTAGGTCATCGGTCGCGTACCAAACTGATCCTGTTACTGGGGTTGTATCTGAGATTGCTGTGGACACTCCTGACATTAACTCAGACGGGTTGTTGCTTGAACCAGAGCGAACCAACTTGAACACTGTCTCAGAGAACTTCTCCCACCCCGGCTGGAGGACTACAGATGACGTTATCACAAAGGGGAGTTATGCTGGGGTTGACCCGACCGAGCCAAGACCCAACACGTTTAGGTTCACTACAGCTACGGCACAGACTAACGTCAAAGCCACCACCCATTACTATGTTAGCGCAACGTCAGGACTACGTGCTTGTTGGATGTGGTGTGTCAAGAAGGACCCTAACTCATCTCTCAACTTCCTGAAGGTCAAGCCACGTACTGCGGTAGTGGGAAGCACGACAGACCACTTCAATGTGAACCTGACGACCGGTGAGATTACCAACGCCGTAATGGATGCTTCATCTGAGTACTGGGTTGATGTTATGCCTAACGGCTGGCTGAACATCTATGTCGTTGCTAATTGGGACACAACGACTACACTGTCGTTTATCTCCTTAGACATGCTGAAGACTGATCTGCCGGGTCGCAATACTACTCAGGACTTCGATGGTAGTGAGGCTTTCCTTATCGGCTATTCCCAGTGTGAAGTCGGCAACTATCCAACGAGCTATATCAAGACTGGCACTGGAACAGTGACTCGTTCTCGTGGTTACTTGTATGGCGAGCTTGGTGATGACGACAACTGGGTAGACGGTGGTGTGTTCAACGGCTTAACCCTTCAGTCTGTTGTGACCCATGTAATGGGCACCTACGGTAAATCATTCTCTACATTCGTAATGCAAGGCAGGGGTTCTTGGAACGCTCAAGACTATGCCCGGACTTATGAGGGTGGTGACACAGGCCTACAGACACGTGCTATTCACGCAGGGACTGCTGTTCAAGCCAATGCTAGCGCCGCCGATCTAGGTGATCAGCCTTACTACAACGGACGCGTAAGTGATCAGCGGTTATCCGCAAACCCGGCTACTGATGGAACGCGGAGTCTGCAAACGATCTGGCAGGATGGCTATGACGGTGTTGCAACGGTTGGATACGGTACACTAGGCTCTGCTGCTGTTGGGCTGAGGATCGTGCTGGTGGGTGATCTGTATCAACTCGGCTCTGGTGCTCCTGTCCAAGACAGGGCCTTCCGAGTCAAGAAGCTGCTCGCACGTCCGACACCTTCGACTACAGACCAATTGAGGAACATCCCGCATGAGTAAAGTAAATGTATTGGCCAGTGCTTCCCTTGAGTATGTCGGGGAAGTTCAGGGGTTGTTCTTCCCTGGGGCTGATGAACAAGGGAACGCATTGCCACCGATACCGGCAGTGCTCTTCCCTGCCTTGAACACACTAGGCGCCGCACAAGCTGGCGCTATCTTGGGTGGCACGCACGACACTGAGACAGTCAAGGGTTTATTCAAGACTGTCACATCTGAGGGCAAGGACTTCGTTATTTGGTCAATCTATACCGATAGCGTTTTCTTGCCTGACTTAGATACGTTCAGTGCTTTGTATCCAACTGACTTCCAAATCATGGGTGCCTGGGATTATAGTACAGGTGATCAGGTAGATGGCTATGCTGTCTCTCCAGCCTTGATTGACTTCATGCCAGATGTCTGGGATAACGAAGAAGAAGTATTATTACCGGCTACTGAACTAACCAACGTTAACCTTCTCGCTGGTCAAGCACCACGAGACTTTACACAGGACTAAACTATGAGCACAGTAGTACTAGATAATGTAGCAGATACTACTGCTGCTAATATCTCAACCACGCAACGTGACTCAGCTGTCTGGGTCACTGCCGGCTCTTGCACTGTAGCTTTCGAGGGTGCGACTATAACCTCTCTGGCTGTTGGTGACTTCAAACTCATCACAATCGGTGCTGGTGAAACTCTAACCTTCACTGCGACTGCTGCCGGTACAACTGCCAAGATCAAGGGAGTTCGTTCCCAACATCAATAGGAGTCAACGATGGCTATAGTTCTTTACGGTGCACCTGAGGGAACTACTGCATCGATATCCACAACCCAACTGAAGTCAGCTATCTGGTGCACCAGTGGATCTTTCACTGTGATGTACGATGAGGTTGTCCTTACTACGCTTACTGCTGGTGAGGTCAAAGTAATCACGATAGGAAGCGGTGAGGTCCTGTACTTCATTGCTTCTGCTGATGACACAACTGCTAAACTAAAAGGGCTGCGTCAAGGCTGCCTGTAGGAGAATCCCATGAGTAAGATTTCCTCACTTGATTCACACGAGTTAGACGCACTGAGGGAATACCTCATGGGTGACTTCGAGGCTTTCAGCAAGTTCTGCTTCAAGCTAATGACTGGCACCAAACTTATTCACGTAGACTACTATGTCATCCTGTTCCACGCTATCCAGAAGATGATAGATGGCGAGAGCAACAGGATGATTATCAATATTCCACCCCGGGCAGGCAAGACCCTCTTGGTATCCATCTGCCTGCCACTGTTCGCTTGGTGTCGCAACCCTTGTGCACAGACAATCCTTACTGGCTTTAACTCCGACGTATTGGCCGAATGCTCAGGTTACATTAGAACCATTATGAGCGACCCAGACTTTAAGCGTGTCTTTCCAGACGTGATCATCGATATGAACAAGAAATCTGTCGAGCGTCTAGGCACGATGTCTGCCGGGGTACTTCATGCTATACCTACTACAGGTAAGATGACAGGTAAAGGTTGTGGGGCACTGGTTGAAGGCTTCGCTGGACTAATGGCTATCGATGATGTCATAAAGCCCGACGATGCCAACTCTCCGACTGAGAGAGACAAGATCAATAACAGATTCAGTAACACCCTGCTATCACGATTAGCTACGGAGACTACTCCCTTGGTAATCATTATGCAGAGGCTACATGCAGACGATCTATGTGGCTACCTCATGAAAGGTGGCTCAAGTGATGTCTATGATTGGTTAAACATCCCAGGCCTTATCCGAAAGGAGACAGGCTCTAAGGAATGGTACGAAGAAGAAATCGATCGGTGGGGTTACACCCATGTCCGACCAATGATCTATGATCTGGAAAGAACTGACTTTGATGAGGAAGGTGACTCCAGCTTTTGGTCAATCAGGAAGAACGTTGAAACCCTCAAAGGCCTTCGAGAGAAGGACCCTTATACTTTCTACTCACAGTATATGGGAAGTCCTGTAGGCAAAGGCGCTCAAGTCTTGCACGCTGCTGACATCCGCACCTACACAGACCTTTCAGATTTCAGGATTCGCTACACATTCATAACAGCAGACACAGCTTCCACAGCCCAAACGTATTCCGACCCTACTGTCTCAGTGCACTGGGGAGTAACTAGCAACAATGAGTTAATCTTCTTGGATGCAATCATGGGTAAGTGGGAGACACCAGAGCTTATCGAGCAGATGAGGGAATGGTGGAAGAAGAAGAATGTTTTCCAGTTGAACTTCCCGACTCATAAACCACGGGCACTCTACATGGAAGATAAAGCCAGTGGACAGTTTCTGAACCAACAGTTCATGAAAGATGGCTCTGTAAAAGTCAAGCCGGTCGCTCGTGATGGAGTCAGGGGCAATGACAAGTTTACTCGGTTCCTTAACGCCATACCTTACATCAAGAAGGGTGAAGTTATCCTTCGTGAGGATCATGAGCACTTCAATTACTTTAAACGAGAACTACTCGGTCAGTCAGAGTATGGCTCTCAGACAGGACACGATGACTTCGCTGATAATGTATCTGACGCTGTTGTTATCGCCTTTGCCTGTAGGAGAATGACATACGAGGACTGGACATAACAAACGGAGAAACACAATGGGACTTAAGACGCGGCTTGACGGTCGATCACAGGAAAACAATTCATTCAAAATTAAAGACGCAGAGGGTAGGGAGGTAGCGGAAATAAAGCTACTTGATCTCTCTGGTGTGACTCTAGAAGTATCAACTGAGCTGGGTTTGTTCATCGAAAAGCCTAGTGGTTGGTGCTCAAAACCTTGATAAGGAGGTAGCATGTCTGATACATCAGTTGTGTCAATACAAGATGGTACGCCTGCTATCCCTTTAAAGGATGGCCTGACTAACCTAGCGACTGGTCTTGGCACAGCTAAAGAAAAAGCACACCACAATGTCTGGGAGCACAGCAACCGCAATGTAGATCATGTGCAGCTGTCTGCTAGATTTAGGGAAGACTGGATATCACAGAAGGTCTGTAAAGTAATTCCACAGGACATGACCCGCCAGTGGCGAACGTTTGAAAACAGTGATGCTGCTGAGGCTGATGAACATTTCAATGTCTCCTTAATCTTTCGGGAGGCTTACCAGTGGGCTAGGCTGTATGGAACCTCGTTTGTCCTTATGGACATCAACGATGGGCGCCAACCAGACAAGCCAGTTAACTGGAAGAAGCTGAAGCCTGGCTGTATCAGGAGCTTTAACGTAGTTGACCGGACTCGTATCACAGTCATCGGCGTAATTGATCAAGAGCCTTTGTCCCCTACATTCGGGATGCCTACTCATTATCAATTCGTTAACAGCCCTGTCATGATCCACAAAGATCGCCTCATTAGATTTGAAGGCACTGAACTTCCTATCTATGAACGACAAAGAAACTTATGGTACAGTGATTCAGTACTGATACCTTTGATGCAACAGATCGATAACTTCCACACTACCTCGAGTGCTGCTGCACAGATGGTACAGGAAGCCAACACTGATATCATTCAGGTGGAAGGCCTAGCTGAGATACTCCAGAACGACCAAGGCACCAACGCTATGCTCAGCCGCTTCTCTGACTGGAAAGCCATCAAGTCAGTCTTCGGGGTATCTATCCTCGACAGCACTGAAGTCTATGACCAGAAGAAGATCCAGCTCTCAGGAGTCAAGGACTTAATCTGGGAATACCTCAGGATGGTAGCTGCTTCAGTCGGCATACCGGCCACACGTTTGCTCTCCGCTTCTCCCGATGGCATGAATGCTACTGGTGAGTCAGACTTGATAAACTACATCGAGCTGCTAGAGGGAATGCAGAAAGACATCTTTGAACCACGACTCAAGAGGGTTGATCCTTTATTAGCCGCTCACTTTGGCTTGCCATTGGAAGACTTCGAGTACGAGTGGGGATGTATCTTTCCTGAATCAGCAAGCCAGAAACAAGACAGGCTTGTTGCAGAGTCTACTTGGTTATGCCAGTTGTCTGACTCTGGAATCATTTCAAGGGAGTCTGCACTCAATCAAGCCAAAGCTACTGGTCTGGTTAGTGAAGACGCTACAGTCGGGGACGACCCTAACCCCACTCCAATAACACCACCTAAAGGAGCATGATATGCTAACAGGTGTTTCACTTGAAGATCGCATCGAAGTGCCATCCCAAAGGCAATTCACTGATGCTGGTCAAATGATAGTACCCTGTGCATTTGCTCGTACAGGTGGACAGCAGTACTCAGCTGGGCAACTAGGCCTTGATGGACCTGCTGATAGAGTCGTGACTGTCTTCCGTGATGAAGCTGATGTCTTTGATGAGGCTTCTCTGGCTACCTTTAGGTCTGCTCCTGTAACAATAGGACATCCTAAGATCGATGGCAAACCTGTGCTGGTTGACTCAACCAATGCTAAGGAATTGCAAGTCGGTGTTCTCGAGGGTATGCCCGTTCGTGATGAAGACACACTAACTGGCACTCTGGTGATTGCTCGCCAAGATGCTATTGATTTAATCGATGAAGGCACAAAAGAGCTGTCTGCCGGCTACACCTGTGACATCGAGGTATCTGATGCTGAAGGTGAGCCTAAGTATTTCCAGCGTAACATCCGTGCCAATCACATAGCTATCGTTGCCAAAGGCAGAGCTGGTGCCATGTGCGCCATTGCCGATGAAGACGATACACAACAAAAGGACGATCCCGTGCCGAAAGTTGCTAAGAAGAAAGTGGAAGACGAAGCTGAGGTCGAGGCAACTGAAGCTGTTGCTGAGGTCGAGGAAACACAAGAAGAAGCAGTAGAAGCTGAGGTTGAAGTTGAAGCCGAGGTTGAAGCTGAAGAATCTAAGGACGAGTCAGAAGTCGAGGCTGTAGCTGATGAGGCTGAGCCTAAAGTCGAAGTCGCTGACGAAGAAGTCCTGCAAATGGTAAAGCTCGAAGATGAGCTAGAGGCACTGAAAGTTGTCGGCAGTAAGCTGCTTGATGAGCTGGAAGCCTCAAAGAAAGAAGTTGCTGTACTCCGTGATGAGTTGGACGCTAAAGTTGAAGAGCGCGTTCAAACAATCATGGTGGCTAAAGACCTAACTGATCTCGATGAATTCTCTGGTAAGAGTGTCCAAGAGATTAAGCACATGGTTGTAGCCGATCAAATGCCTAACCTGAGCCTAGACGG